GGCCGGGATCGTCGGTCGCGGCGTGACCTGCGTGCCATCTGATTGATAGTGCATGCGGCGCAGGCTCCGTCAGGGGTCAGATGTAGGAGAACAGCAGCACCGTGTGCGCCGGCTTGATGCGGTTCAGCTCGCAGGCGAGCGAAGTCGTCTGCCATGCGACGTAGGGGTCGCCGAACCGTCCGGACCCGAACCGTGCTGGGGTCTGCGTGATGGCGGGAGCGGTGACGCGCCAGACGTAGGCCCATCCTGGGCCGTAGAACGGCGTTCCGAATTGAGCGCGACCGAACCGGGCCGGCGCGTATTCCTGGACGCTAATCGCGAATCCGATCTGCGCGGCATAGGCCACGAAGTAGGGAATGCTCTGGCCGCCGCTGTAGGCGAACCGGGCGAACACGCGCGCCTGTCTCAGTTCGATGGTGGGGTCCAGACCGGAACAAGGATCGGGCAGGCCCAGCGAGGCCTCCCACTCCGGCAGCAGCTCGACGGTGGTGCCCGGGAAAGCGTCGCGAACTAAGTTGTTGTCGCGGCCCAGCAGCCGAGCATAGGTCGGCGCGAGAGTGGTAAGGGTCCGGGACTGCACGGTGTCCGCGTCGCGCGGCCATATCCGCCCGCGCGGGAGTAGGCGTTGCATCAGGCCGAACAGTTCGGCGGGACCGTAGTCGATGAGGGGCATCAGGCGTAGCTCACCGTCCCGCGGACGGGCAGGCTGCCGAGCGCGGCCCCGAACTCGCCTGCCGGCGCGGTCAGGGTGAAGCGCGGCATGCCGGTGATCGCGGCGATGGCGGTCTCGAACGGGCTGCTGTCCAGCATGCCGCCGAGGGCATCGGCCAGGGCCAGGAACACGGTGTCGATGGCGGCATTGACCTGCGCGCGAATGGCGGTGGTGACCGCCGTCTGCGTCTTGATCGTGAACGCGACCAGATAGGGGGTCGGCGCCACGGAGTAGACGAGCGCCGTGGCCGGGCGGATCGGGTAAAGTGCGTCAGCCAAGGTGAGTTGGTCGCCGGTCGCGGGGGTATCGCGAGCCTCATCCGTGGCAACGCCGTCCGTGCCGACGGGGAACCCGGCGTTTGCGGCCTCGGCCAAATCCCACATGCTGTAAACGACGACGGTGCCGGCCCCCATGCCGAGCGACTTGACCCATGCGCGGGTGACGCCGGGGACGGCAAGCGCCCACTCGGCATAGTCGCTCTCGTCCCCGCCCTGCGGCGGGGCCGCATAGACTTGGAGGTAACGAGTCTTGAAAGCGTCGGACGTCTCTTGGTCTGCGCCGGGCGTGATCGCGGGCCCCGACGCCCCCGACGCGGCGTTGACGCCTTCGACCGGGCTAAAGAGAACCAGCGCAGTGCCCGGCAGCATCGTGCCGGCGCCCCCCGGCATGGTCGCCGTGATGGTGGCCGCCACCTTGCCAAACATGTCGGCTGTGACTTCGGTGTCGCAGGTGTAATGGAAGCCGTCTTTGCGGGTCACGACGGTGCCGGCCGGCAGGACGGCGACGGAGGGCGTGCCGGTGAACGCAGCAAGGTATCTCGCTGCGATGGCGTCTTTACGGGTTACGCCCTTGGCAGCGCCCCACCCCTCGGCCCACTCATGGGTGGCGGTCCAGGGGGTGCTCTGCTGGGCAGTGTAGTCCTGGTACTTGTAGTGGAGATAAGCAAATCCGGCCATGACCAGCGCCAAGACGCGCAGGACCGCGTTGGGCAGCAGAGCATCTATGCCGGAAAGCTCGCCGTCCTGAATATCTTGCAGCGCTTCGGCTTGCAGGGTCGTGAGGGTCGGTTGAGCGTACGGCACGGATCATACCCCTTCCCATGCGTGCGAAAACCGAAAGTTGGACAAGCGGCCATTCGGTTCGGTGACTTGCACGCGGATGCCCAGCGCGGTCGGGCTGAGCCAAGCGGTGTCGACGACGACGGTTGCGGCGACGTCGGCCGTGATGAGCCATTGCAGGGCTTCCGCGCAGTAGCCGCGCGCCTGAAGCGGGATGCTGGCGGCGGCGGACTTGGCGGCGCGGTCCAGTTGCCACAGGCGCGAGCCGATCGGCACCGACTGGTAGGTGTCGCCCCACCAGCCGCGGCGATCGGCGGTGCCGTCGGTCGGCACGAAATCAGGCGAGGCGAGACGATCGGTGAACAGGCTGACTAGCACGGCGGACTCAATATCGGGGCCGAGCGCGACGCCTCCCGCCGCAATGGACCAGTCGCCGCGAGCGTTCTGCTGGTCCCAGACAACGGCGATGTCTGCCATCAAGACCCCGCCGCAGGGGGGCCACTGTTACCCTTGCCGCCACCGTTAATGTGCTCGTGGCCGAGGAACTCAATGCTGCCTGCCGTTCCTGCGCCCACCGTGACGTTGCCGCTGACCAACACTTGGCCATTGATGACAATTGTGGGGAAGTTGAGCGTCAGGGTACCTGTGCCGGACCATGTGGCGCCGCCGTCTGCTGTCAGGATCAGCTTCGTCCCGGCGGTATCGTAAAGGACAGTGCCACCCTGCGGCGTGTTCCTCGGGCGTGATGTCGGGTCGTGATGTGCGAGAATGGCTGCTTTCGTCCGGTCCCCCTCGGCGGATAGGTGAACCGGCACGGCACCGGGCGGGGCCACGGAGCTGAAGCCGAACGGGAACACCACGGGTACGGCGTCGATTGTCTGCAAATCGTTCGGCTTGATCTGCACCGTCTGCACGGAGCCGGTGTCGTCGGGTGCGGTGGAAGTCCGGCCGAAGCCCATGGCGTGCTGGACGCGGCGCATGACGCTTTCGACTGGACTAGTCATTAGGGGTTCGGAGGCGTGATGAGGTTGACGGTGGTGCCCGACGACGTGGACGGTCTGATGTTCGCCGGACCGGCCGGACCCGGCGTGCCAGCAGCCTTGGCGGCCTGGATTGCTTGGAAAGTCTGCCAGTCCAAGCCTTGCAGGCTGCTGGGAGCCAACGCGAACGCTTCGGGCGGCATCAGCACCAGGTCGGCGTGGGTGCCCTTGTCATCGCGGCGGTAGGTCACCTCCGCAATCAGCCAAGCCTTGCCGGACAGTTTCAGAATCGGCGCGTCGACCGTCGCCAGCGTGTTCGGCTGCCACAGGGCGCCCGCGCTGTCCCGCCAGTTGTCGCAGGTGAGCGAGATGGACTGGCTACGGCCGTTGCGGCGGTTCATCTCCCATGTCGCACGACGGCTGCCGATGTCGGTGCCCTGGTCGGTCTGCTCGGATACGATCAGATGCGGGCGGTAGCGCAGCACGGTCGGGTCGGTGGCGACGCCATGCAGGTTCCCGTTGACGCCGCCGGTTTCGTCGCGAACCTGCTTGAGGTCATCGGTGCTGGTCCAGTAGACGCGGTACTCCGAGTAACGCTGGTCGGCCGAGAACGTCGCCGTCGCGCCCTCAACGTTGATCCCGAGTGCGAACCCGCTGCCCGCCTTGACCGTACCCCCTTGCGCCAGGATCAGGTTGCCGTCGGCGCCCTCGTAGGCGAGCAACTGCCGGTAGCGCGCCACGCGGTCGATCAGCTCGAAGGGCGTCTCGCCGATGTTGACCGTGATCTGCGGGATGGCTGTGCCGGTCTCGGTGCCCGACAAGATAGCCGTGATGCCGAACGGTGCGGCCAGCTTCTGCGCCAAGGCGAGAGCCGATGCGGTATTGAGGGTCATGCCGTCAATGATGGCCGAGCAGTCCACCAGATCCTGGCACTTGCCCCGGCCCTGGATACGCACCCCGTGGCCGCGGGCCGAAACGCTGGGCACGTAGCGATCGACGTAGCCCGTTACCACCACGTCGGCGCCGAGCTTCACGACGCACGATGCGCCGGGCTGGATGACGATCTGGTCGGTCGCACCCGGGTAGAGTTCGGTCAGCGCGATGTCGAAGTCGCTGGGCATGCGCTCGATGCCGCGGGTGACGCGCACCGCCTGCCAGCCGCCGACAATCTTGCCGCCGGTGGTGATCGTGACGTCGTCGGGAACGCTGGCGCTCATGCGGACAGGGCCTGGAACGATGTTGGCAGGAAACCCGGATGCGGTGCCCCCGATCGGGCCGTGAGGTCGTCTGCGCGGGCGGCGTC